CCTCTTTACGCAGAGGCTTCAGGGCGGCAATACCGCCAAGAATCAGTTGAACAACACTATTTGATTTGAGTTTAGATGCACCGATAACTTCAGAACCCAGGAACAGGGCGAAGAAAACGATGGTCTCATAGGAGACCTTAAGGCCAAGAATGGTAAGCATGATACTTATGTGGATAGATTAGGCAATGCCTAAAAGTGTTTTTAGTTCCTCCACCGTCAGCCCACTAGCGGCCAGCTTTTCAGCAGGCGTCAGCTCGGGGACGGGCTCGGGCTCTGGGGCAGGCTCGGGGGTGTTGCCGGCTTCCAGCCAAGCAAGGTACGCCTGGTAGTCGGTGTTGGCTGGGTCGGGTGGGATGCAGGCATTGTCCGCAAGGCGGAGGATGGTGTCGCCGGTGGTGAGTTGGTAGGTCATGGGTTAGAGCTCCGCAGATGCGGTCCAGTTGTTGTAAATAATCACACCCCCATTTGCCGACGTTGTACCGTAGGGAATAAAACCGCTGACGGCGATGTTGTCCGCTGTGGCGCCCGAAGCGTTTGTGTAAGAGAAAGGCGTTAGTGCGATTGTTGGCGTCGCACGCTTGGTAGCTGCAAACGCAACGTGAGCGCCAACCCCAATGCCAGCAGTTGCATAGCCAGTAAAGCCAGATGTACCGACTTCGTAGTACCTCTGACACAACGCCAGCTCCTGCCCGAAGCTCCTGCGCTCAAACGGGGTGGCGACGCTGCCGGGTTCTAGTTGGACGCCGGTGATGTAGAAGGTCGCGCTTGCATTTGAGATCCAGTTCACGCACCCGCTGGTACGCCAATACGAACCACCAGCACCCCATGAACCAGCAGTTGCGTTTGACGACGTGCCACTGCCAAGGTCAAAAACAACGTCGATGCCGATGCCGTTGCCTGTGTTTTGACTGCCGCTGGTGTCACCCGTAATGGTGATCGACTTGTACTCCCAAGTGTTGGCAGCGTTGATCGTGTAAGTGGCGACGTAGGAACGAGTATTGGCTGCACTCTGGAGGCCAACGCCGTATGTTCCGGTAACGCTGGAGCGAACCCAGAAAGAAAGGGTGACTGTGGAAGCGCCAGCAGCGCCCCATCCCAGGTCGGCAGTATTGAAGCCCTCGATGCGTTGGCTGAGTTGATAAACGTCACCAGCGGCGATGGATGAGTCGGCTGTCTGAACCGTCAGAGCGAGCGCATAGGCGTGACCAGCAGGAACAACAGACGATGTGCGCTGATTGGTGATTACACCGCCTCCGCTCACTCGATTGAGCCAGCGGTCAAGTGTATAGGAATCGGCGCTGACATTAACGCTAGAGCCAGCATTGCGCTGATCTAAAACCATCCCGCCGTTGATTACTTTATTTCTTGCCCCCGATAGCGCCCCACCGTTAAGGCTGCTGAGCTGCGCGGTGGCACTGCCGTCTGATGCCAGCACAATGGCGGGCGAGGCCGCTGAGGCGTTCTTTAGGTTTGAAACGTTAATTGTGCTCATGATCTATTCCCAAAGAAGGTTGATCGACCCGGCGTCGAACGTGTCGGTGCCGTTCACCGTGGTGATGCGGACGCGGTCTAGGGTGCCGGAGAGGGTTTTTACGCCTGCTGTTGTTACTGTATAACCAGCCGTGTGATTAAAAGCCCCAGAGCAACTCCAAGTATTACCAGATAGATTTACAAAAGTCAGCGCGCCTTGCACTGTATTTGCAGCAACGGACCATGTAGCAATGTGAAACCCATCGCTTCGGAAGTAAACACCTGAATTGATACCTACAAAGCTAGAGCTTTGTGTATACGAACTGGTCTCTACACCTCCTGAACTCCCTAGCCGCACCAGTATGCTGTTCGACTCACTGTTGAAAGTCGCCAAACTCACCCCACTAAACATCACCGTCACCCGCTTCACCCAGCTGGGCAGCCCAGTAAAGTCAATGCTGGTGCCGCTGGTTGACGCAACTGCTGTGCCACTGACGATCTTGTCGGTGAACTCCAGCGACCCTGCGGTGGCACCGTTGCGCACCACTTGATAGGCACTGCCCGCACCAGTCGGAAGCACCAGTGTGTTCGACCCAGCCACCGCCGGAGCGTCGATCTCGGTGTAACCCGATGTGCTGCCGTTTAGCCGAATTGTCATTGGTTTGCTTCCAGGGCAGTCTTGATTTCATCAGGAGTAGTAGCGCCTTCGATCACATCTTGAACAAGGGCGTACTTCTCACGAATGGATTGACGAGCTTCCTCAGCAGCGGTGACATCAGCACCAGGAATCTGCTTAGCGATCACTTCATCAAACGGCTTGAACTCTTCAGCACGAGCAGCACGACGCAGGTCATGGCCGATGTTTTTGCACTTATCAAGGTCTTGTTCCACGCAGCAGTCGCCCTTTACCCAAGCATTACGGAAGAACCGATCAGACGGGATGGCAGATTCGCTAACGATTTCAAAGTCAGCACCAGCAGGAACCACCTTAGAAACAAGTTCGTTGATGGGCACTTCACCGGTAGGATGAACAACGGCAACACCACCTTCAGGAGTTGCGTAGATGATTTTTTGAGTCATTGTTTTGAAGTTAAGAAGGGAGGTTGTATAAAGGAAAGGTTAGCGGAAGATAGCGATGTGAACGTAGGTGCGATCACTGGCAACCGTGCTGCTATTGACCACTTTCAACCGGACGGCGCTGGTTGTTGGAGCGGCTTGAGCTACTCCGTTGATAAATGAGGTTGTGTCGTCTCCGTTGCCTGCGCCAGCCACTGCGGCATAGTTTGCATCCGTCAGAGCATTGGTGAAGTTTACCGTGTAATCCCCCGTCCCGTTATCCGTAATGCTACTAACATTGTAGCTAGCACGAATAGCAACAGTACCAGTTCCGTTAAAATTAACCCAAGCTTTTGCGCTACCCTTTACAGCGCCTTCAACGGTAATTGAATCAGTACCGTTGGTAATGTTGACTGTGTTTAGTGTACTCATTGTGGTATTGGGTTAGCGGAAGATGGCGACGGTCATTGTGTCTGCGTCGTAAAACGATTGATCGGGAGGGTAGTTGTAAATAATTGGCAATGCAGAGGCGGTTACACTTCTTGTCGGATCTGCTTGAGCAGTTGGAACGCCCATGCCGTTGTTTGCATCTCTTGCATTGACCTGATACGCATAATTCGCGTCAGCCATTGATGCTGTGAAGTTCACCGTGTATTGCCCAGTCCCGTTATCCGTAATGCTGCTCACGTTATAACTCGCTCTAATAGCTACCGTCCCCGTCCCATTAAAATTAACCCAAGCCTTAGCCGTCCCAGGCACATTGATCGGGGAATCAGTTCCCGACGCATTTTGAATTGTATCGACTCTTAGTGTGCTCATGATGGGTTAACGGAAGATAGCGATGTTGTTGTATGTTCCGTCTTGTGCCGTAAAGCTATCAGTTCTGCTATAGCCTTGAATACGAACAGCGGATGTTGTTGGCGCAGCACTAGAACTAATGCTGATGCAATCATTTGCTTGTTGCGATCCAGCGGAGACTACAGAATAATTTGCATCCGCCAATGCCGTCGTGAAGTTCACCGTAAAGTCGCCAGTCCCATTATCCGTAATACTACCGACATTAAAACTGGCTCTAATAGCTACCGTCCCAGTACCGTTAAAGTTTACCCACGCCCGACAGAACGTACCAACCTCAGTACCATTGACATTCTTAATAACAGGCGGGTTACTGTTATAAGTTTGAAGGTTATCTACTTGAAGGCTACTCATACAATGCTCCAGGTTCCACCAGAACCAATAGAAACGGTAACCCCATTGGCAATAGAAGTGGGGCCAAAAGTGCCCCAATTATACGAGCCAGAAAGAGTCACACTAGAAGTGACTGACTTAAGATTTTTGATGAACAGTCCGTCATTAACGACATCATCCAGACCAGTATCTGAAATGCCACTAATTGACCCTGCTCCGTTAAATACAAGAGGCATGATAGTTAATTAACTAGAGGACAACCCAACTAGCGTTGGAAGGGACGGTAATGACGGCACCAGCGTTAATCGTGATGGGACCGGCACTCATGGCATTTTTACCAGCGGTCAGGGTATAAGACGTGGTGACTGTTTGACCATTTTCATAGAATACATCATCACCACCAGCACCAGACGCACCACCAGCAGTGCCCCAGCTCAGTTCACCAGCCGCATTGCTCTTAAGGGCATGACCAGAAACCGTGGCATCAGTACTAGGAAGCGTCCAAGTGACGTTGGAAGCGATGGTGGTTGGAGCCTGGAAGGCAACCCAGTTACCGCCATGACCCGTGGCTTCACCAAAGCGCAGATCCGACTGGTTATCCAGAGTGACGTTGCCGGTAAGGGTGCCACCAGTCAGGTTGAGCTTTTCATCGGTCAGCTCTTGAATAGCACCTTGAACGTTGTTAGACGCAATCGTGCTATACGGGGCAAAGCTAATGCTGGCTGCATCACCAGGAACATAAGCAATAACCCAAGCAGAGCCAGTGTAGACCTTCATCACCGAAGAGGTGGTGTTGTAATAAAGGTCACCAGCATTCAGCGGATCGCCATCATTATCAACACTCGGATCACTTGCCTTAGCACCAAGGTAGCGGTCATCAAAGCTGTCAAACGCAGCCAGAGCAGAAGCAGCAGAACTAGCAGCACTGGTTGCACTGTTAGAGGCGTTGGTGGCGCTAGTAGAAGCGTTAGAGGCAGAGGTAGCTGCGTTGGATGCCTGAGTCGAAGCCGTCGATGCACTGCTTGCCGCAGCACTCTGAGAAACCGCTGCAGCCGTTTCTGAGGCCAACGAAGCCGCTGCGCTAGTAGCAGACGCAGAAGCACTCGTAGCCGAGTTTGTGGCGCTTGTGGAGGCGTTAGAAGCACTCGTAGCAGCAGCACTGGCACTAGAGGCAGCAGCAGCTGCATAGCCCCCAGCAGTACCAATCGTGCTGTCTACATAAGCTTTTGTGGAGGCGTCAGCATTGTTGGTTGGGGTTCCAACGTTAGTGATTTTAAAACCACCAGCATCAAGTGCTCCAGTCAGGGTTCCACCAGTACGGTCAAGGAAACGATCTTTAATTTCTTGTACAGAGTAGTTACTCTGAGTAAAGTTATCGTTTAGATCCTGAGCACGAATAGCCGAACCGGCAAAGAAAGTAGACTGAAGTGCATCTACGTCAGTATCTCGGTAGATGCGAATTGCTACTCCAGCTGCCGGTGCAGTCGTAAAAGAAATAGTTGTAGCGTTGGCAAAAGTGTATGCAGTTGTCAGAGTACCATTAAGTGTTACCTTAATATCGGTCTCTTCAAGATATTCAAATGTAATTGAATAGTTCGTAGTTGAACCATTCCCAGTGTATGTATTTTGAGTTACAGCCATTTACGCTAGGTAAGAAAAGGGAATGGGTGGATTACTTGTTTTGCCATTGCAACAAGGGAACCCCACGTTGCTGATAGGCTTTATCTAAACCTTGTTCGTATTGACGACGCATCACTTCTTCACGATTGCTAAGCTGTACTTCAGCCATACGCTTAGAACGATCCAAAGCTACATCAATCTGACGATACAGGTTCATCCATTGATTAGGATCAATACGAGATCCAGCTCCTCGTTCAGTTTTAATTGAATCACGCCACACTTGAGCGTCAGTACCTTGCATGATGCGATTCAATTCACCCTTAAAGTAACCCTGCTGACCCATCAAAGAGAATAGTTCAGACCTTTCTTTAGGAGTGTACTCAACGCCTTTGGTGCTTTTGTTAAAGCTAGGACGGGAGTCATATTCAATATCCAGCAAGAACTGACGCTCAGCCGATTGACCTTCGTACACCTTCATAGGAGACACAGCATTCCATGCCCGTACAAAGAAGTTTTCAGGGTAACCAACTTTAGTACCATCAATCCAGTCATGTTTATCAGGCAGTGCACCTTTGGAATCCACAACATCAAGGAACTTATTACGGTTACGAAGAAGCTGAGTGAACTCCATATCCAATTCACGCAGAGACGGTGCCATAAGACGACCAAGCTCATTACGTGCACCAGATAGAGGAGCAAGAGAGCTAGCAAAAGAAGCAGCCCAACGGTTCAATGCAGCAGGGTTACCAGCCAGAACATCGTTCATAGGCTCAATACCAGCAAGCATAGACTTATTAGTCAGGTTACCACTAATGATAAATCCAAGTTTGTTAATGTTGGTTTCCAGGTCAGCTTCGGTAATGGAATCAAAGTTATCCATCACGTCAGCAGTCAAAGCCAGGAAGTCAGAGATAGGACCAAGGCCATCATAACTGTACCACTTACCATCCCAACCTTTGTACGTACGAGGTTTCCAACCAAGTTCTTGACGAACACGGTTACGCTCTTTATCGTAATGACCGTTGCCACGCAGACCACCATTGAGGAACATAGCACCAGCAGTCATCATAGTGATGGTGCCAACAGCTTTACGTCCACGTACCTCAGCACGAAGGGTGCTGAATGTATCCATCATATTCTCATCAACGGGCAAGCCACGCTTAGTAAGAATAGACTCAACCTCATCAACAGTAAAGTTGCTGAGTGGTTTGTAGGCAATCTCGTTGTATTCTTTAGCAAAGATAGAAATAGGACTGTGCTTATTAGCCATATCCAGAATGTTCACACTCGTGCGTGGAAACATCAGGAAGGGTTTCATAGCAGGATACTGGTCAATAAGACGGGACAAACCATCAACAGCAGGGCTGTCCAGGTTCATAGCAATCTCACGGCTAGCATAATCAACAGCTTTATTTGTAATCATCCCGGAGGAATCAAACATCTCGTTGTATTGATCATCCAAAGCTTTTTTAATACCATCAGCATCAAGCTTCCTGCCACCATCAATGAACTTATCATAGATACGTCCACGTACTTCAGCGTTGGCAATCATAGCCCGTGCGAAACCATCCAATGCCGTCATAGCATTAGGACCAAACCGAAGCCACGGATTATTGGCCATATCGTTGAGAGCTTCAGCCTTATGGTACAGAGCCATAGGACCTTCGTTACCTCGTTGTTGAGAAGCCATAGCATACGAATGGAGAATATCCATTGTATTCTCATTCTTCTTCACAAGGTCATCACGCATGATGTACCCAACAGAAGTAGGATCTGTAGCAGCTTTACGGTAGACATCAGTCATGTGTGTCAAACCTTTTTGGAAGGTATCAGCAAAGGCTGAGTATTGATACCACCCACGCTTCAGGGTTTTAACATCACCACCAACGATAGCACCACCAAGCACGGTAATAGGTTTCTCAAGCAACAGAGCTGCGTTAGCAAAACCAGCTTTCAATGGGGTAGACACAGACGTAAGAACAGAGTTGTAGATATTACTCCACATACCCTGCACAATAACGTTAGGCATCTCAGGATTACCATCAACAAAGAACTTGGGGAACCAGTCCCCCAGGCTTTGATCAACATATCTGTTTAGCTTAGCCATAGTATCAATGTTACCGTCAGTAAACTCCCAAGCCATTTGAAGAGGCTTAAGGTATTCAGGACGTTCCTTTGATACTTGACGCAGTGTATCAGCAGTACGCTTAGCACGGTCAATAATTTCTTGGTCGGTAGCTTTCTTGGTTTCGTTGAAGCTATCAACCATTCGTTGTACCTTATCATAATCTTTCTCATTAAGATGAGCATAGATCTGTTTAAGGCTATTCAAACCCTGACCACGCAGTTGCTTGGCTCTACCCTGTACAACAGTAAGGTATTCAATCTTATCAAGGATCTGTTCCTGAGCACGTTCAATAGCACCGGTACCACCCATAAGACGTGCACCTTCAGCAAGGTCAGAGACCTGACCAGCCAATGAAGTAGCAAGATAGCCTTGTACACGAACAGTATCAAGGTTGATGTATTCATCACGCAAGGTGCGAAGAGCTTGCAGAGAACCAGCAAAAGCAATGTCACCCTTAGTACCAACAGAAAGCCGTTCAGTACCATCAACAGTATCAGAGAACTCTTTAAAGACCTTCCTCATTTCCTCTACATCCATACGAGGATCTAGAAGAACTTTACTAAGGTTATCTCCTTCTGCAACTACATCTTTATAAGTAATGGTAGCTTCGTCGCCAAGCATTACTTTGTACTTACCGGCAGAGTCAAAGGCTTGCTTCAGTGCGTCATCAACTTCATCAAACGTAGCAGGATCAGAAGTCCGAAGAACATACTTAGCTGCAGGTTCAGAAAGGAAGTTACGAAGTCTACCGTACACAGTACCGTAGTTATTAGCGATACGCACTTGGTCAATACCAGCACCTACAACTCCCATGGAGTCTACACCACGTACACCTGCTTCATCAGAATCAAATACATCGTGGATACCAAGATAAGCACCCTCTTTATTGTTAGCGATACCATAATCAGCTCGTTCATCAAGGAGTTCTTCCCGACGACCAGCAGATTCAAGCACTTCATCTTCAACAGTAACCGTTCCGGTTTCCTGTTGCTTTTTGAAGTTAACCGCTTTTTCATCCAAAGGAATAAAGCTGGTAGCTTCTTTAGTCTTTTGTGTTGCACGAATCAGTTTACCTGCACCTACAAGTAGGTCGGTAAAAATACCAAGACCAACGCCTTCGTTGATGTTCTTAGCACGGATTACATCCGGGGAATCACCATCAACAGTAGCCCAATCATCAGAGATCCAACTAAAGGTTTTAGGGAACATCTTCTTCAGACTACCCTGAAGGTTATCGTCGGTCTCGTTAAGTTTATTGGTAGCATCAACAAATGCACCAGAACCCGCTGCAATACCAGCTTCACCTAACCACTTAACCAATGCACTCTTACCCATCTCCCATTTAACCTTGGCGTTAGCAGCTGAAGCAGCTCCTCCCAAACCACGGGTAATAAAGACAGTAGGGACTACAAAGGAAGAGATCTCACGAGCCGCTTGAAACAGTTCATTCTTAAACTTAGGAATCTTAGGAAGATCAGGAGTAGGAAGTACGTTGTACAAATCTACTGCCCAATCAACAGCCCCAGTAGGGACTGCTAAGGCACCCTCAGCAATATCTTGAACAAGATTAGTTGGCTCTTCTTTCTGAGGTTCTTTTTGAGTTTGTGCAGGCTGCTGCGTACCAGACGTACCAGTAGCAGTAGCAGTGGATTGCTTGGCAGCTTGTTCGGCTGCCTGCATGTTCATAACAGTTTGTTCGGACTGAGCCTTTTTTTGGAGCAATTGATTTTTAATATCATCACTCAAAGGCTCATCTTTGGCGTTAAAGTCCTCGTAAGGATTGTACATTTTTTACACTTTTGTACCATGTAAGAATTGGAACCGTCTGCCGTCAGGTAGTTCAATGATCAGATGGTCAGTACCACCTTGACCTTTAAATGACTCAACAACTTGTGCTCCATTTTTCAGCCTCACTGGCGTACCAGATGGTGCTGCATAATCCATGCCATACGAACCACGTGCTCTATGCCGTGATTCGGTGTCAGTGATTGTAGTTCCTTTAGAAAGGGACTTCCACTTACCATTGACGTTGACTTCCACAAAGTCATCAACTTCATTAGGTTTAATCTGAGATAAACCAGTGGTAGTAGTTCCCCCTTGTTGAACTCGTTTTAAATCAAGATGTGGACCCGTAGATCCATATCCAAGACTACCAATCTTATAGACAACGGAAGGACGCATGGTGTTGGGATCACGCCAAGCTTGACCGTAGCCATACTTAGCAGCAGACTTCAAAACTTTAGGAAGATAGTCCCTATTCTCTTGAGATTTACCAATACCACCTAATCCAGAGTTATAAGCTTGAATAGCACGGTTTACATCACCGCCAGTAGCAGCAATCAAACCTTTGAGATGTTTAGCTGCATAGTTAATGCTAGCTACAGGATCATCATAGTTAACACCAGGATGATACTCCGGCATGATTTGAGCAATGCCCCTAGCACCTGCACTAGATTTAGTCCGACCATAGATGACATCATCACGCCAACCAGACTCTACTTCAAGAATACCAGTAAGAATTGCAGGATCAATGCCATTGGCCGCTGCAGCCTTCTGTACGGCGTTTCCGAAGCCTTTAGGTACCACAGCAGCTTGGAAGCTTCCCATGCTGCTCAGAGCCCGTACAGCGCGGTTATATGTGGGTAGACGATTAAGCAGTGCCCGCATCTGAGTGGACATAGCAGTATTAGCTACTTCCATTGATTGAGGAGTAATCAACGGCCTCATACCTGCAGCATCACGTTGACGGTTGATAACCTCAAGACCACTGATACCAAGTTCAGATCCCCAGTATTGTGCTTCAAGTGGCATCTTCCATCCAGCTTGACCATAGTTCTCTTCTATTGCAGTGAGTTCTGCAGAATCAAAGATAAGACCAGGCTTCTTATTCAGTGAGGATTTACCACCACCAGCAATGGATGAGCGGATCCTGTTGAGTTTAAGGTTGATAGCAGCAGAAGTTTTAGCGTTACCAAGTGAGAAACTAGAGAATTTACCAGTCCTATCCAAAGCATAACGACCACCAGCATCAAACTCAGTCATCACTTCGGTGACTGCTTGGTTGGCTGCTTGAGTAACATTCATGCCAGCACCAACGTACTCAGATACCTTGCGATTGAACTTAGCTTGAAGTTCACCAATCACAAGAGTAGTCATACCGCTGGTAGAACCATCAACAGAAAGCTTGACACGAGGATCAGTTTTAACGTGATTCTCGATAGCCTTCAGTTTATCTTTGAATTGACCAGACGTAGAACGTGCACCTTCCTGTGCTTTAGCAGCAGACATCCATTTGGTTTGAATGTCCCAAGGAGCCTGAGCAACACTTTCAGTAGTAAGAAGGTTTTGCTCAGCAAGCTTTTCAAAACGATCATTTAGCTCGTCCTTAGCCCGAGCATCCATACCATAGGTAGATTCAAGGGTTTTAAGATAAGAACTTTCTTTACCGTACCGATTAAAGAACTCCTGTTGAGCACCTTTAATGTTTGCTTCAGTAGCTTCGTTGGGATTATCTTGAAAATACTTCTCAAGTACCTGCTCACCTTGTTTGGCCTGCATGTCACGATCAGCTTCATCAGCAGCAAAGTTAGCACGTGCATTAGCTGCACGTTCCTTATCAAAAAGAGCGAATTGAGTTTCCCAACGCTTACCAACGGTTTTAGTGGATTCAGGATCAACTGTGTTTTTAATTTGATTGTAAGTATCCAGGTCCAGTTTACCGGACTTGTCTAGATTACCAAGATGCTTCCAAAACTCTGACCAAGCTCCACGCATCCCAAGGTGATTACCACGAGCATCAACAGTTGCAGCCATTCTGCGAACCCATGACAACGGATCCTTATCTGTCATAAGGTCAGCGTCAGCAAGTTCCCTGGCTTTAAATGATTCGTTCTGAGCATACTCAAACCGTGCGTCACCGATCAATTCGGTGCGAGCTGCTCGCATCAAAGGAAATGCGCTTTCATTAAGAAGAGTTGTGTTGACACCTACAAGTCCGTATGTTCTGAAGAACTCAGAATTTAAAGCACGGATAGCTTGTGCGCGTCTAATTGGATCAGCACCACTATCTTTGGGAGTAAAGACAGTACCATCTTGAAGCTTAATCTGTAGAGTATCGTTATTCTGAAGCTGCTCCTGCATCCAAGGTTTATACTCATGCCCGGCTTGACTAGCCATAGCTCGGGTAAAACCAATCTTTTCGTAGTAACCAAGCTTCTTATACATATTGGCTACTTCAAATGGTTCACCTTGAGCAAGTGAATCATTAGCAACAGTCAACGTAGCTGCATCATGTAGCTTGGCTTTATTAAGTGATTCAGTCCATTTTTGCTGCTCTTCAAATGGAGAACCAAGTTCCAAGGCTTTATTCATGCCTCGTTCAATGCCAGCCTCAGCGTACATCGTTACACCAGCTTGAACAACCTTACCAAGTGATTCAGAGAATTGAACCACCTTGGCGCTTTCTTCCAGGTTTAATCTGCTAGCCAAATCCTGAAGCCGAGCTGTTTGATCAGCAGCATCTCCAGCAGTTTTAATGTTAGAAAGTTCAACTTGTTTGTTACGCTCAAGTTGGTCGGTTTGATCAGTGAGTTGGAGTGGATTAAACCCTTGGCGTTCTATTGGACTTTGATAGCCTTGTTGTAGTTGTAGTTCTTTAGATTGTGCCATGGCTTATTAGAAAAACTTGGGTGCTCCTGCTGCATAAGCTCCAACATTGGTGCTGCTTAAGTTAGAACTACCGAACGTAGTACCACCACCACCGCCACCACCACCTTTAAAAGGAGATCCAGCGGAGAAGAAACTTGCTGCACCACCAGCCAAAGCACTGGCAATAGTTAGGCCAGCATTAGGTTGGAATGGTTTGCTGGGCATTTCTATTGGAGTAAATTGTTGCAACTCTGGGAGAATACCAAGATCTCCATAAGCACCAAAAATAGATTGAGTTGCTTGCCTACCAAGCGCCTGCTTGGTTCGACCAGCTTGGCCAACAACACCAACGAGCCTTTCAGCTTCCATGGCTGCATTACGACCAAATACACCAAGAGTTCCCATAACATCAGCACGTTGCCTAGAACGACTTGTTCCTTCAAAAGCAGCGCGGTTATAACCAACAGCTTGAGAAAGAGCTGCTAGTTGTCCTTGCCTAGAATAAGCAGACTGAGCAAATGCTTGCCCCAATTCACGTTGAATGTCCTCACCAGCACGTGCATAGTCTTCTTGAATAAAGCCCAGGTTCTGCTGGAAACGACCTGTTTGATAACCGTAAATATCGGCAGTACGCTTATTAGCTGCCGAGATCAGTTGCATGTTCAACGCATTTTGACGCTGAACCCGACCCTTTTCAGCTTCGTACTCTTGCTGACGTTGTGCACTTGCGGAGCTAGACCCAAGCAGGGATTGGCCGATACTAAGACCAGCCATAATACTGGCGCTTATCGGTTCAAATGCCATAATTTACCTTTGCAAATTCCACGTAATAGATGTTTCTTGTGTCGCACAGAACGACGTTAATAACCTTGAAACCAATAAGTCTCAAGAACTTTCTTAGATTATTGTTCTGAATATCTACTCGGTTCCAAAGCATTGGTCCCAAAGTTTTAACAAACTCTCTAGCCCATTTGATAAATGATTTAGGGTGTTTACGGATCTCATGTGTCATGTTCATCCATATGCACCCATAATCATCAACACCAAATAACGCAGCAGGTTTGTTGTCGGGACTAATTAAAAGTAAGGGATTACCATAAAGTACAGCATTAGCTATACAAAGGACTGGATGTTTACCAGCCCTATAAAAATCTTCGATACCTTCTTCTAATAGATCCTTTGCTATCACAGGTACATCTTCTAAGGTTGCAGGTCTGACGCTGAACCCGTGGGTGGAATTGCTCATGGTTAACCTTCTCGGTAGAAACGGCTGCTGTACTTACCTTCCCATGTTATATCCAACAGACTCACCGGGAATGGAGTATCACCAATGATTCTAATAGAAGTATTACGGTTACGTTGGTAAATAGGTACAACGTGAACAGCACTAGCGGAAAGGTTAACGTTATTCAGAACGTAGGTATTTGGTAGAGTGGTAGACACTACGTTATTCCAAGTTGGAATACCTGTCAAATCAATCTCATAAGTTACAGGACCACTCAAACCTGTAGCCACATTGATACGGTGTAGAACAAGATCAGCAGTTTGATCACTACTAACAAAGTTCCCTTCATTTTTGGTGAGGAAAAACTTAGGTAGTTCCAATAACATCTGATACTGGAATCCAATAATCAAATCTCGTCCACGATAGTCACCATCAATGTCTGCATAGTAGGCACCAGTTGAACCTGCAACAGTAGGTTCCAGGACAGCACCAACTGATTCACTAGAAGTTTGGTTGTTACTACCAATGTAACCACCCAATGCTACAACAACGAATGTCTTACCAGATACAATATCATACGGTAGGAACACCCTTGTCGTATCAGTGCCAGCATTATATGTTCTGTAAGGGTTAATCGACCAATAATCCAAGAACACATCAGTTTTCTCCCCAGTAGGAAGGGTCAAGAACCCCTCATCACTAGACTGTCTGAGGTTATAGGATTGAATGTCAACTTTAGAACCATTAGCAACAACTGCATAGTAAGTGCTTTGATCAAAGAATTGATCCAGCAGTGTACCAGCAACATTCCATTTATACCAAGATTGAACTCGCTTTTCATTTAGCTGCAGGAATCTGTATTGATAGATTGTACTGCTACCAATTGTTCCAAGCGAAATAATAGATGCAGCTGCAGATGAAATAAAACTATCAACAGTACTTGGAATCAACTCTGGAATGTTATACGTCAGCTCTTCTGCTAAAGGCGGACTATCATTTCGTATATCAAGTAGGTTGAATACTTTGGTGTAAAGAGGTGTCTTAGCAATGAAGTTTGTAGAAATACCAGTAGATATTGCTTCAATGTTGGGATCACTTTCGTATGACGACATGGTGTTAATCTTAGCGGTTTTAGGGCTAAGAATGTCAGAGTCAGTACTCATCAAGAACTGCTCAGTATCACCAAACAGAATCAAACCAACAGCTGTAGGCCGCACATAATTCAAAGTAACAGGTTTAGCAGTCGATGCCGAAATATCAATCGGATCGTCATCAGTAGCTACTAATGCTGTAGTATTGAAAAAGTTAAACAGGTCACCAGCTTTACTCAAGGTAACTGTTTCATTAGACAAGAAACCAAGTCTATTCCGATAAAGGAACATGTGCTTGATTTGTGATCCAACAAAACTGGGGTTAGGGTTAGTGTTAAGATCACCAATAACCCGATCATCCCATGTTACAGGTTCATAGGTAAATGATCCATCAGTCTGACGTACCAACTGGTGTGGCATAGTCAACGGATCAAACTTATAAGTAATACCAGGACCAACAGTTTCTTCCCAGGTACCTACACCATAGGTTGCTCCAGCAGCAGAAGTATTAAACTGCAGCCACATATCATCAATGTCAACGTCAGCAGAGTTAATAACTTTTACAACGTAACCATCTTTAGACTGTGAGGGCAAATAGGAAACACTTGAAATGGAATCCTGAAAAGCATACATTGATTCTTGGGCTGGTCCACCTAATACTTGAATAGAGAACGCAGCTGTACAAGTGATGTAAATACTAGGACCAACTCTTACAGCAGTGTATGTTTTACCACCAAAAGTTTGGTTATGAATATCACCAACAAGGTCATCGAGAATAGAATCTGTATCACTAGATGCACCTGAGTTATGTGTTGCTCGTTGTGTTCCATCAAGGTAGATTTTATAATGACCATTACCTACAACAGCAAGAACCACCAAAGCCTGGTGAGGTAGAGCAGCAGTAGTTGTTGCATCCATTGCTACTGTTTTACCTTTGTTCAAGACAAATGTAAAGTCATTAAGAGTCAGTACTTCAATGTCTGATGGATCAGCATCTTTGAGGTAAGCATTAGATGGAACAGTAGTGATAGCACAATTAGCTACTTGAGTGTTATACAAACCAAGCTTAGTTGCTTCGTCAGTAACAGCATTGTTGTAGTTAGTTTGTGCTGTGTTCATGGCAGACAGTGCTGTTGCCAATTGACCTGCAGTGTTTACAGCTGCTACATCATGTATCGCTGTAAAGACCCTGTAACCGTCTGCAGCAAGCCTTGTATGCTCTTCGGTACGTTCGGTACCAAGGCTGTATCCAGCGGGCAAGGAGGAGCTTACAGACACCACTGTGTCAGCGTTCTTTACGGTGTAAACACCTGCTGCATTTTTAATAATACCTGAGTACAGGTAAGTGTCATAAAAAGCATAAGGAGCAGTAGGAAGAGTATAGTTATACCTTACATCAAATAACTCCTCGGTGGTTGCATTCTGACCAGCAAGAACTTCAGCGTAGGTAGACTGTGCAGCATTTAGCTCAGTCAACTTAGTTAGTGTAAAAGCTACAGCAGTATTATAGTTAGCCAATGTAGTCTTTACATTAGCTATGGTACACGTTCCAGGTACACCAGTATTGGTTCCCATGTTAACAGCACGTGGGGAACCATCGACTAGACTCCAGATACGAAATATGTTATTTGCATATTGAGCAACATATTTCTCACTAGCATCCCTAAGAATCGAAAACCAACGACCAGTGGTGGTAGCGTTTGTCAACGACTCAATGTATTCACCACCGGGACGCTTTAGCATACCCAACGCAAAGTCAGGCAGTGTATTCTCAGCATCTCGGACTTGACCGGGAAACTTCCTGCTATCAGGTTGTTGAGAGATACCAAGAAATAGGTTTGGGATTCTCTGGGAAATTGTACTCATCGCATCAAAGCTTGGTAAGGTTGATAGCTTGTGTAATAGTTATGACCGTTTTTAAAGCCAAACATTGAATAGTCACCTTGGTTACATTCGTATTCCAAAGCACCAGCTCGTGTAAGGATTTCTTGTTCAGCCAGAAGCTTGTTGATTTCTTGGTCACCAATTAGTTTGGTAGCACACATCCGTGCAGACCTTGCAGTGATGTACGCTTGAATAGCAGGAGGTACATCAGTAAAATCAAAGTACCAAACCAGATCAACGTGAATAGTCTCAGTGAATTGGTAAGTGTGGTTAAGTCTGTCATACAACTTACCGCTACGACGAACCAGATCGTAATCGTTTTTATGTTTATCTACATTTGCATCCATCTGTAGAACGTTGTACGGATAAGCAATCTCATTGGTTGTTGAATCTGGAATCATTTCATAATCCAGTTCAGTATTAAAAATCCAACCTTCTGATTGTACCTGCTTGTTTATTTCACGAAGTGTGTTAAGGACAATAGATACCTCAGGATTCTGAAGATCCAAGGTGGTGACAGGAGCCTGTCCCACTGAGCTAAGTATTTGATTTACAGCATCCAGTTCGGTGGACACAGCATAAGTAGGAAAGGGCATCTCTGTTCACAAAGAATAAAAAAAAGGGGAGCCGAAGCTCCCCCAGGATTGATTGTTAAAATCAGAAAGCGGAAGGCGCAGTGCCACCCACATACAGCTCAACAGCAGCAGCGGGGTTCAGGTAGTCAGCACCCATGGCCAGACGGCCAAGGATCACATCGCCCTGGTAGATCACCGACACGTCGCCGCTGGTCACTTGCACTTGAGGACCAATGGCCTCAACCACACCAGCAGCTTCCTTCTGGAAGATCAGACCGCAGGACTTGGTACCAACTTCAGCAGCAGTACCGTAGTCATTCTGGATACCGGTGGTAGCGGGGCTAGCGTTATCCAGAGCAGGGTTCACGAAGCTACCCAGGTTGCCAGGAGCAGTTTCGCCGGTGGTACCGCCGTAAGCAGCACCGTAGTTACCCAGGAACGGAATGTTCATGGACTTGTAGATCTTGATACCGGCAATCTCGATGATGCCGTTACCGTTCTGCAGGCTATCACCTTGCACGTCACGATTCACCAGACCGTTAGAACCGATAGCTTGGATCAGAGCATAGTACTGACGGGGGTTCAGAACACCCACACGACCATCAGAGGTTACACCCTTTTCATCCATAGCAGCAGCAGCGTCATAGAACGCAGCCACCAGAGCAGCGGAATCAAAAGCATCGGAATCGTTGGCAGAAGTACCAACACGAATCTGGGTACCACCAGGCTCAACGAAGCTGGCCTTGGTGATGGGGCTAGCAGAACGAGCACCACGAGCGATAGCACGGAAGATATAACGGTCATACTTCTCAGCGAGAGCATAACCAATCTTGCGGCTGATTTCGCTACGCAGGTCGTAGTGCGAAAGCACCTCATCCAATTCGTACACGAAAGCCGAGCTGATTAGAAGGTCATCACAGGTGATGGTCTTCTCAGCCACCGGAGGTGCACCATCGGTGTTACCAAGGATGCTATTGCCGGGGGTGTGATACTCAGCCGTGGTACGACCGGTATAGATGAACTGCAGGCTCTTGCCACCCTTGAGGGTGCGCTTCATCACCAGATCACGAGCAATCGACTCGCGCTGGAAGCCTTTGAACATTTCACCCGAAAACAGTTTCAGGTAAAGAGCACGGGCATCGCCCGCACCATTAGATTGACCAGGGCGCGTAAGCAGCGCCGGGTCAGCACTAGATTGATGAGCCATTGTTTTTTTTTTAAAGAGAGTTAATGTTTAATCGACTCTCTGAACGTTCAGAGTTATTTAGTTTTTATTGTGGTCTATCCCACCGTCTAGACGGCGAAGGGTGTCCTCGTAAGGGCCAACGCCAAGAGGAAGGGGATCCGACTTTGAGGTGTCCCCAACCTTATTAAATTAACCGATGATCGGTGCAGTCAAAGCCACAGGAGTGGTTTCAGCTGCAGCAAGATCAAGCGGGAAGTTGTGTGCATTCCGTTCGTGCATTACCTCAAAGCCAAGACCAGCTCGGTTGAGGATGTCTGCCCAGGTGTTAATGACGTTGCCTTGGTTATCAAGGAGTGATTGGTTAAAGTTAAAACCATTCAGGTTAAACGCCATAGTACTTACTCCAAGTGCAGCAAACCAAATGCCAACCACAGGCCAAGCAGCGAGGAAGAAGTGAAGACTACGGCTGTTATTAAAGGAAGCGTACTGGAAGATAAGCCTACCAAAGTAGCCGTGAGCAGCGACAATGTTATAAGTTTCTTCTTCTTGTCCAAACTTGTACCCATAGTTCTGGCTTTCCGTTTCAGTAGTTTCACGCACAAGCGAGGATGTAACAAGCGAACCATGCATTGCACTGAATAGCGACCCACCAAACACACCAGCAACACCCAACATATGGAAGGGGTGCATCAGAATGTTATGTTCGGCTTGGAACACCAGCATGTAGTTAAAGGTTCCCGAAATGCCCAAAGGCATAGCATCGGAGAACGAACCTTGACCAAACGGATAGACCAAAAATACTGCGGAAGCGGCGGCGACAGGAGCAGAATACGCGACAAAGATCCAGGGACGCATCCCTAATCGATAGCTAAGTTCCCACTCTCGTCCCATGTAAGCATAGATGCCAATGAGGAAGTGGAAGACTGTGAGTTGAAATGGACCCCCGTTGTAGAGCCATTCATCAAGTGAATTAGCTTCCCAAATTGGGTAGAAGTGTAGTCCGATGGCGTTGCTGCTCGGAATGACGGCTCCCGATATGATGTTGTTTCCATAAAGAAGACTCCCGGATACGGGCTCACGGATGCCATCAATATCGACAGGAGGAGCCGCAACGAATGCAATGATGAAGCAGATGGTGGCGGCAAGAAGACACGGAATCATCAGTGTCCCAAACCAGCCAATATAAAGACGGTTGTTAGTGCTGGTTACCCAGCCACAAAAACGGTCCCAGTTAGACTGAGACCGAGGAGCTGCAAGAATAGCAGTCATAGTTGAAGTTAGTTAAGACGAGTTACTTGAACCCTTCCAACTCCAGAGTTAGTGAGACCAATTCGATCAGCCGCACCTTTACTGAGATCGATTGCCCTATTACCATGATAGGGACCACGATCATTGACCCGAACAACGGCACACCGTTTGAAACAAACTTTAAGTTTAGTTCCAAAAGGGAGTGTCT